TCCAGCATCTTGGGTAGAGTCAATGAATAATGTATTTCCAACTTATGACATTAATACACCACATCGCATTGCAGCATTCCTCGCTCAGTGTGGTCATGAGTCTGGTGGTTGGACAGTGTTTGAAGAAAACCTAAACTACTCTGCACAGGGATTAAATGGTATCTTTAAGAAGTATTTCCCCACACTTGAATCAGCACAACCTTATGCACGCAAGCCAGAAATGATTGCCAATAAAGTTTATGGTGGTCGTATGGGTAATGGACCAGAATCATCAGGTGATGGATATAAGTATCGTGGTCGTGGACCAATCCAGTTGACTGGAAAAGATAACTACAGAGCATTTGCCAAAGATATGTTTGACGACTGGGAAAATCTATTTGAGAATCCAGACTGGGTTACATCAGATCGTGATTTTGCTCTTATGTCAGCAATTTGGTTTTGGAATAAAAATAAGTTGAATGTTCAGGCAGATGCTGGTGACATTAAACTAATGACCAAAAAAATCAATGGTGGTTATATCGGATTAGAAGATCGTATTCATCACTATGAAGATGCGATTAAACTTTTAACGTAATGGCGTACTCCGACAAAGTTATTGATCACTACGAGAATCCACGTAATGTGGGTTCTTTAGATAAAGACGATCCAACAGTTGGTACTGGCATGGTTGGCGCACCTGCATGTGGTGATGTGATGAAGTTACAGATTAAAGTTGAAGATGGAATTATTACAGATGCAAAATTTAAAACATACGGATGTGGATCTGCAATTGCAAGTTCCTCTCTTGTTACCGAGTGGGTTAAAGGCAAGACATTGGAGCAAGCAGCAGTTATTAAAAATTCAGACATTGCTCAAGAACTCGCATTGCCACCAGTCAAAATCCATTGTAGCATCCTTGCTGAAGATGCCATCAAAGCAGCAATAAACGACTATCAACTAAAGTGTGCATGCGTATGATTACCGTAACAGACTCCGCAAAGAAACAACTCGATGAAATCCTAATGGATGATGTATCAATGAAATATGTAAGAGCATTTATCACTGGTGGTGGTTGCTCTGGTTTTAATTATGGGTTTACACTCGAAGTAGATAAGGAAGAAGATGACTTTGTTATTGATAATCTTGTAGTTGATGCCATGAGTATGCAGTATTTTGACAATGCTACTATAGATTTTACTAGTGATAAATTAAAAGGATCTCAATTTGTTATATCAAACCCAAACGCAAAATCAACCTGTGGATGTGGAAGCAGTTTCTCAGTCTAAAGTGAAAACATTTATAGATCATGATTTCGGCAAACTTGAACGTGACACAAAACCAGATGGTACGAGGTTATACAAAACCCCATCGGGTAAATCCTATCCTTCCGTCACAACAGTCACAGGACTGCACACAGCGAAGGGAATCGCAGAATGGCGAAAGAGAGTCGGCAATGAAGAAGCAAACCGAATCTCTGGAAAAGCCAGTGCCAGAGGTACAAGAATCCATCAACACTGTGAAGACTATTTACGAGGAAACATATTCGAAGCAGATATGTTTGACCTCGAAATGTTCAATTCAATCAAACCCCTACTTGACCAAGTCGACAACATCCACTGTTTGGAAACACCATTATGGTCTGACCATTTACAAGTCGCTGGCACAGTTGACTGTATTGCAGAGTTCCAAGGTAAACTGTCTGTCATAGATTTTAAGACATCCAGTAAACCAAAAGATCGTAATGACATTCATAACTACTTTATGCAATGTGCTGCATACTCTGTAGCGTTTGAAGAAAGAACTGGTATTCCTATTGGAAGACTTGTAATTATTATGGCAGTTGATAGTGATGATCCGAGATGGTTTATCGAGAAACGAGACAACTGGATTGGTGGTTTTAGAAAACTACGATTAGACTATAAAAATTTAAAAAACATTTGACCTGTAACTAAATACAAGGTATAATATAGGTTATTGCTGTATGAAGCAAAGAGAAAAGTGTTCTGGACGGGAGTTCGATTCTCCCCACCTCCACCAAAAGTATTCTAAACTGGACGCAGGATCAAAGAAGGTTGAAAGTGGGTTGATCACCATTAGTAAGCTGGAGATTAAGAATACTTTTGATGGGGGTGACTAGGTTTCGACAGGGCAACAAGTAAATGCGTGGACAGCACGAGACAGATACTCGTTAAAAGTAAAACAACGTAAACGCAAACGACGCACAGTTCGCATTAGCAGCCTAAACACTGCTTAGGGTTTCGGATGGTTTCCTCGTAACAGAATAACCATCCACTTTATTTTTATAAAAAGGAAATTAAATGAAGAAAATTATTTTAGTAACAGCATTGTTAGCAACTATGGGTGCGCAAGCAGCTGAGTTTGGAATTAATACAAGTCGTGACACTGCAAATTCTGAACGCACTGGATACGGATTAACAATTGGTCAGAAGTATGACAAAGTAGGTATTACAGCTGGCTTTGATCGCTACACAACTGGAACTGAACTAAACAAGTATAGTTTAGTTACTTCATATGATGTTGCTAAATTTGGTGCAACAACTGTCGCAGTTAAAGCTGGAGTTGCTTACTTGGATCAAAAGAATACAACTGATGGCTACGCTGCATTAGTTGGCGCAGGTGTTTCTTACCCACTAAGCAAACAAGTTGCTCTCACTGCTGATTATCGTTATCAAGCAGGACAAAGTCGTATTTCTAGTTTCGATGGAAACAGTGTTTCTGCTGGACTGAAGTACTCATTCTAATTTAAGAGTTGATGGTCTTTTTAAAAAGGTAATCCTATGAAAACATTAATTGCACTAATCGTTCTTTCAGTATCGTCACTTTCTTTTGCAGCAGAGCCAGCAAAAAAGGAAGAGCCGAAGAAAGAACAACCGAATTGCGTAACAAAGGATAAGAAAGGCAACTGTCCTCCACCACCAAAGGGTGAGAAGCCAACACCAAAGAAAAAAGTTGAAGAAAAGAAATAATTCCTAAATAATTATACAGTGGGTTGTAGGTTCCCAATAAAACCTTCATTACACACAACTCATTACACACAAGGAGTAAAACATGAGTAACTTGACCCCGTTCGAGATTCGCCTAGAACTTTTAAAAATGGCAAAAGACATGCTATCCGATGACTACTATGGAAAGCGTGAACAAGTTAGCAATGAATGGTCTACAAAAGTAGAAATTGCTAAAATCAATGGTGGAGAGATGCCTGCTCATCCAGGATTTCCTTCTTTTCCATCAGAAACAGAAATCATTGCCAAAGCACAAGTGCTTAATGGTTTTGTTTCAAACATCCCAACCACACTAGAAAAGACTAGCAAAAAGTCCGCCTGATAGGGAATTGAATTGCAGGGTTCACACACTCTGCAATTCTCTTAATTTAAGGAGATCTATATGCATAAACGAATATACAGTTTAGCAGCAATATTTTTAATAAGCGCAATACTAATACTAAGTACAGATTTTTCAAAAGATAAATTCATTGGTGTAGTATATACACAGTTGACAGCAGAAGCCAGAACACAGGTTGATTGTCTGGCAGAAAACATTTATTATGAAGCAGGTTATGAACCAAGAGATGGAAAGATCGCAGTTGCCATGGTTACATTGAACAGGGTACAAGATCCACAATTCCCAAAAGACATTTGCTCTGTAGTAAAACAGAAGACAAAATCAACATGTCAATTTACTTGGTTCTGTGAAAACAAAACACTCCAAAACAATTCCGCATATAAACAAGCACAAGACATTGCACTACTTGTGTATGCCAACTATGAAAAGATGCACGACATGACGCAGGGTGCATTATTCTATCATGCAGATTATGTTAATCCAAGATGGAAACTAGAACGAACTGTAGTAATTGGCAGACACATTTTTTATAAACAAAGAGACGGTATTTAATATGATGAACAAACTGAATATTCAACTTAAAGATGGTGGTGACGATTCTGCACACTCGTTTTATCTTTTGATGGAAGAAGTGACATTACAGTCAGCAAAGACATTGGTTGAATGGATTTTTGAAGCAAACTTCGTTGAAGAACGACCAGATTTATTAAATCTCATCATCTGTTCTCCAGGTGGTGATTTAAATGCAGCGTTTGCAGTGATTGATACTATGCAGGGTTCAGCAATTCCTATTCGCACTATTGGATTAGGACAGATTGCATCAGCTGGACTCATGATTTTTATCGCTGGTGACAAAGGGCATCGTATTCTTACACCAAACACATCTATACTGTCACATCAGTATTCTTGGGGTGCTTTTGGCAAGGAACACGAGTTATTCGCAACGGTAAAAGAGTTTGACTTAACTACCAAGAAAATGATTCAACACTATAAAAAGTGTTCTGGATTATCTGACGCAAAGATCCGTGAGGTTCTATTGCCACCACAGGATATTTGGTTAAGTCCACTTGAAGCCAAAAAATTAGGATTATGCGATGAAGTTAAACAACTTTCTTAATTATATAAAATTCTCTGGTGTCTGGATTGGATTTGTTTTAAATCCTTACCACTGGGAGTTTCGAGTAGAAAAAACTGGACCAACTGATACAGATCCAAATGGATATGTGGCATCTGTTTATTTTGGACCATTTTGGGTTAGGGCTGTCTTAGATGATGGGTCTTGGTAAATTAAAGGGGATGATTATGAATGATAATGTTTTTGTTAGTTGTGTTACTCTTGCAATAGTAACACTTATTGGTTCGATGACTTTCTACAAGTACAGTGAATTAAAGTCTGTCGAGAGAAATGTAGAATCAGCGATTGTAAAGGGAATTGATCCTGTTGCAGTTCGCTGTGCCTATGCAACCACATCAGATCTGGTTTGTGTAGCGTATTCTGCATCTCATCAACAAGGGTTTCCTACCCCGAAATCCACTAAGTAAGTAACTACTTACTAAACCAACCCTCTAGGATACAGGTGTTCTAGGGGGTTGTCTTTAATTCCGAATTAGCGTATAATATCTCTACTATCGTTGAAAAGGAAGTTAAAGATGAGTTTACTCACAGTTGGCAATCCAAAGTTGCTGAAGGGTCAAAAGAAGGGCTATTTGTCCTCAGTGTTGCATTTCGCACCTGCTGATTTATCAGGTAAAGAAGTGTGTCCTAAACGAACGAAGGGTTGCACATTTGCGTGTTTGAATCTTGCTGGTCGTGGTGGCATCTTCAAGAAAGGTGAGTCCACTAATGTGATTCAGCAAGCACGAATTCGTAAGACCAAAGCATTCTTCGAAAATCGTCAAGCATTCCTTAATGAATTGACTGTTGAGATTATCAAAACAAAAACCAAAGCAGAAAAACAAGGACTTATTCCAGTCTTTCGTTTGAATGGTACTTCAGATCTCGCATGGGAAAAGTATGAAGTGATGCTTAGTGGCAAGAACATTTTTCAATTGTTCCCACAAGTCCAATTTTACGACTACACCAAAATCAACAATCGCAAAGTGTCACATATTCCTAACTACCACCTGACTTTCTCTAAAGCAGATGGTAATGATATGGATGTTCGTCTTGCATTATCAAATGGCATGAATGTTGCAGCTGTATTTCACAAAGTGCCAGAAACATATCTTGGTCGTCCAGTTATCAATGGTGACGAGACAGATCTTCGTTTCTTGGATCCAAAGGGTGTTATTGTTGGTTTGAAAGCAAAGGGTAAAGCAAAGAAAGACACTACTGGCTTTGTGGTTACTGCTTGACTTTTAAACATGAATGGAGTATAATTTATTATGCAATTATTGATTGGGTTTATCTTGGGTTTAGTTATTGCAACTGTAGGGTTTAGCAATTTTGCTAACTTTGCAGATCGACAAGTAGACAATGCGAAATTTATTATTAAGGAAAATGTGAAATGAAAAAATGTATTATATCAATGGCAGTTGTTGCGCTTTTTACAACTGGGTGTTCCTCTTTTAGAAACACGCCACCTGCTCCTGTGACTAAAATTGAAAACAAACTGGAAACTAAACCAGACATCAAGAAAGCTGAAGCAGAATTTCTTGAAACAGCTGGAACAGTGCAACTGCAATTTTCAGAAGAAGGAGACTGGTTGCTGATTAAAACATCTGGCACTGCACCCATAAACTTCAATCATGCACAGGGTCGTGAAGACGCATTCCTATTGGCAACGATGCGTGCAAAACGTAATCTAGTTGAATTCTTAAACAACGATGTTAAGTCTGGTAAAGCAGTTGAGAATATTACAAAGACTGCACTGAAAGACATTGTATCATCTAATAGTAACGAGAATCGTAAACGAAACAAAGACACCAAGACCGATGAACTATTCGGAAGCGATACTGAAGTAGATAACTCTCAGTACAGCCAAGAGGAACGTAATCGTGCAAATAAAATCTCTCAATCTGTAACAGAAACTATCAATGATAACTCACAGGGTATCCTACGTGGTGCTTACATTGCTAATCGTAGTATTGATCGTGAATCAAATATGGTCTCTGTAACTGTGATGGTTTCCAAGAAAAGCATCAATACTGCAGCTTTGATTCGCACTCAAATGAATGGCTTCTAATGAAAAAGACTCTTCTTTCTTTATTGATCATGTCATCAATTGCTTCTGCCGAAGAAGTACGTGTTACTGGTTATGGTGCCACGTATAACTCTGCATTGGAAAATGCAAAGACTCAAGCACTAGAGAAAGGTGCAAGTACATTCATCATCGGTGAAAATCGAGCGAGGAATGGTCATGTCACAGAGGAAATTGATCAGTACAATGGTGGAGTTATTAAGACGTATACAATTGTCTCTAGAAACTCTACTCATATTGGGTACGAAGTAGAGATCATTGCAGATGTAGTTCCAAAGAATAATTCGATGAAACGAAATAGCGGTACTTCACTGGATATTGACTTTGAAGACTATGACAAACGAGAACGAGTTGTACGACATTTAGATAATGTCAGTACTGCAATTCGTGCTGATGTAATGCCAACTTCCCATAAAATTGGAAGATATGAAACAACTGTAAACACGAATGTAGTTCTCTCTTGGCAACCGAAGTGGATTAGCGATATGAAATCATTCGCTTCAGTGGTCAATCAAAAGGGGAATACTAGTAACAATATTCGTGATAGGGTTACTGGCAGTGCTATATCATATTCAATGACTGCATTTGGAACACTTGGTGCTTTGACTTCTCTTGGTGTCTACAATGCCACTAAACCAAACGAACAACCAACCAATCAGAATATGATGGTATGTTTTAGTGGCAATGAGTGCTCTAGTATTGATGTTGATATGACTTTCCCAAGAAACCCTAAACTGGTTCTTGTGGCGAATATTGGTGGACAGGAAGTTGTGCTTTACGAACAGTTTTTAGATATGAAAATGTATCGTTATGTTCCAGCTGGTGAGACTGTGAATAATTCAATCTTTAAAAGTTACAATGTTCGCTATAATCAACCTGCACTCTTGATTGATGAACGACAACAAACAGTTCCAGTATCATTTAATCTTTCCAATGATGTTATCCGAAATGTATCCAGTGTTAATGTTTTTCTTAGGTGATAGGGGTTGTCTTTAATTCCGAATTAAGGTATAATTATATTATGCAAATGCTACACACATCCCTTGGAAAATCCAAGAAGAAGAAACTGACTGCAAAACAACGAGAGTTGAATGCATCATGGGAAGCCATGTTGAAGAAGTATCCCACAAAGAAGGTTGTTGCCAAAAAACAATCACTCAGTGAGGTATACTCGCTCGGAACACCTGCTTGTCGAGAGACACCTAAGCATCCGAGTCTTCCATTTACTGGTGCACCTTGTTACAAGAAAGCCAATCCAGTTTATACTGGCAGTGCCATTAAAGGTATCGGTACGATGCATAAATCAAATGCTGTTCCAGTATTTTCTGATGAACAAGCAAAAGACATTGCTTCTATGAGGAGATAGTATGGAGTACGATGATCCACCAAAGAAATACAATAGTATTACATACACTGTAAACTATGACAAACTATATGAGTCTTCCATTCAATGGAGACCTCCTAAAGACATTAAAGATATGGAAGAACAGATTGAAACTTTACTTGAAAAAATAGTAGAGTTGTCTGACTATAAAGATGCAAAACAAATTATTGATACCATAAGGAAAATGCCATGAATGAATTTTGTGTTAAGTGTTCTGAGAAAGAATCAGAAATGGAACTTCTCCGTAAACGACATTATGATGAAGTGCAATGTATGAAAGCAAAGATTGATAAGGTAGTGAATGAGAATGAGGCACTTATCATGGATGTTGCATTCTATGGTGGCAATATGATTAACTTGTCTTGTAATGATAAATAAGGTATAATATGAGTATGACACTAATTGAAAAGTATAACGACTTGCAAGTTCAAAAGATGAAGTTAGATAAATTCTTCTCTCTGTTCCTTGAGAAATTTGAAAGACAGATGGATTCTGATAAGATAGATACACCTGTTTGGAAACTGTATAAAAATAAACTCAAAGAATATGAAAAGGTAGATCATGAACTTAAAGCAACTGGATATTGGATCAATAAGGAACGAAATGTTTAAAACTGCAAACGAATTCTCTCTTCATATAGAGCAGATGGTTCGTGATAGCAAAATGACATATATGGATGCTGTTCTTGAGTATTGTAAAGAAAACTATCTAGAGCCAGAAGATGTATCGAAGTTAATCAACAAGTCTTTGAAAGATAAAATTGTCT